TATCAAGAGATCAAATAGTTGGATTAACCAAGCAAAGAGTTTTTAACCCATACGAAGAAACAGTATTCGAGGGAACAAATTATCGTAGTCATAACTTTGACTTTGATCTAGTACCAAGAAACAGTAAAGAAGTAACAGAAATATACCAGATTATTAATACATTAAGAGATTCCATGTTACCTGGTATGGATGGAACCAAAAACCAATGGTTAACTATTCCTAGATTCTTTAAAGCTGCTCTTGTAAGATTCGAACCAGCACAAGGTCAAGTAAATTCTGGTGATAACGAAGGACGAGGATTGGGTAGACCTGCAACATTATCACGAATCCTACAATTCCCTGTAAAAATGGTTCTTGTAAATATGGATGTCAATCTAACTCCCATGGGATCCCATACAAGTTTAAGAGATATGACTGCTATGAAGAGATATCAGGATCTTGGTCCTGCTGCATATAAACTAACATTATCCTTTGATGAGACTGCACTTATCACTCGTAACATGCTTGAGGGTGGTACTGGTTACAAATCAGACTGGGATGGAGTTGGTGAGAAAGCAGAAGGTATGGATCAATTTAACTTCCTAGAAGAGAAGAAAGAAGATGGTAAAGAAGGTACGGAGGCTGATAAGTAATGGCATATTTTAGATCTCTACCTAACGTAAGAGTTAGGACAAAAAGTACAAGAAACAATAACGTAGAACCTTGGGTTGTTGCAAAAAACATCTTCAGACGAATAAAACTGATAGATGACATACAAGGTAGTATATTGGGTTTTAACCAATACACTATTGGTAATGACGTAAAACCCTATCAGGTAGCACAGGACGTATATAATGATTCATCATATGATTGGATTCTTATGCTGTGCAACAATATAACCAATATGTACAAAGAATGGCCAATGTCTGAACATGAACTACATAACTACGTTCTGAAGAAATATGGTAGTGCAGACGATGTTCACCATTATGAGACAAATGAGGTAAAAACCGATAAAGGTGAAATTATATTAAAGAAAGGAATGGAGGTAAATGGGGAATTTCGTTATTATAGGTCAGATGGCACTATAGTCCCAAATGTCACATATCCTGTTTCTAACTGGGAATACGAAAATAACCAAAATACATATAAATCAAATATTTGGATATTAAAGAAAACTTACGTTTCTGACTTTATTTCAGAATTTAGACAATTAGTCAAATATTCTCCAAATGAAGAAGTTGGAGATGATGACGTTAAGATGACATGGGGTGCAGTAGAAGAAATCTTCAGTACATCCTCAGAATCATATACTACACGTTATGGTATGGTACCATCTATCGGTTTTGCGTCTTCACAGGAATTGGTCAATAGAACCGTTACTGTAGAAGTTACCGAATCTGGTGCACAGGTAAGAACAGTAGATACATCAAATACTGGTACTAACGCAAGTGGAGTTGTATCAGGTACTACAGATTCATCAACTACACAGTCAGGTGCTTCATACTAATGATTGTAGTGAATGGTGAAAATATCAGATTATTCCTTATAATGGTATTAGCGGTCACATGGATATTTGTCTTTAACCTTCCAACAGAAGAATAGGTAAAAATACTTAAGCGACCCTACAGACAAAAAAATACCCCGAATTTTTATTCGGGGTTTTCTTGTTTCTAAAGGCGAATTATATATCAACCTCCATCGATATCACATCCAATGGTAGCACCAGTCACCACACCGAGTGGTATTGCCCACCATCTTCCATCACCTCTTGATAATGCTGCACCAGCAGCACCTCCCAGTAATCCACCAGCAATCTTACCATCAGTACAATCATTGGTATCGTACTCGATTGTTTCTCTTCTGGTGTACCCACCACCATCTCGGCAGGGTACTTCGACTGTTTCATTCCATGATCTAATATGACCTGGATTGCTTGCTGTACCAGGAATGTACTCTTCACGATACTCTTGACGAATACATGTCCTATCTGTACTGTATCCTGCAGAAGACCTATCGGGTGATCTTGACACCCGATTGCTATCATCAACCACAAGTCCATCCCAATCCCTTAACCAGATTCCATCTTGTTGGTAATGGGTGGCTCTTGTTCCTGCTGATACAGGACTAGCAAACAATAGTGCTGCTAATAACAGTTTCATTAATCCTCCTCTGCTAATCTAGAAAAGTATGCGAGGTCTGGATCAACCTCTGTCTTTAATGATTCTACAGCACTACCGAACCCACTGGGTGCAGCAGGAGTCTCTTCTGTAACTGTCACAGGAAGTTCTAGTTCTTCCTCCTCTACACGAGATTGTACTCTCGCTTTTCCTTTACCAAGTACCAAGTTTAGTCTCTTCTCTAGGTCTTCATAAGACTTAAAGTTCTTAGGACTCGTAAACTCTACTAGAGAATACTCTTGGTTGTAAATTTCTTCCAACTTGGCATCATCATAATCACCTAGAGTTGATGGAGCAGAGAACTCGGAACGATCATAGTTCCAGTATCCGTCCTGCTTAACAATCTTTAGTTTAAAGTCAGCACCTTTCCAAAAATCAAATGGATTAATAGGTTGCTCATCCTCAAACTGTGGCTTCATTGCCTCAACTAACTTATCATGGATCTTCTTACCATACTTGTACAAGAAGACACGACCTTCATTCTCTGGATGTAATGGATCCTTCACGACTTGGATGTTACTGAAGTAGGAGAGTTTTCTCTTCTGCTTTCTTGCTACATCTTTATCGGAATCAATACCACTGTTCCATAGTACACGGTTTAGTTCACCGACTGGATCATTCTGACCTAGTGTAGTCAGACTGTTCTCGATGTACCAACCACCTGGTCCTTGGAATGCGTGACTCCAGACCTGTGCCCATGGTAGTTCCTCTCCTGTTGGTGCAGGAAGGAAACGAATGACTGCATAACCGTTCCCTGCTTTATCGACTTCTGGTTTCCAGAGTCTGTCGTCAGGACCGTTACCGCCACCCCCTTTACTGCTAAGTTTCTCTAGTTCCTTAGTCAGTTTTGCGACTGAACCAGAGGACTTCTTAAGGGATGCAAATGACATTTGTATTCTCCGTATTGAGTGTATTTGGCTTGTTTGTACTTTATTATCGTACCTTATTATTTATGCGTTGTCAAGTAGTCCTCTTCTCCATGTCTGCAATTTCTGTTCCATGGCATCCAAGACTGCCATTAGGTTTTGACCACCTGAGTAGACACTACTGCAAGAGTCTATCCTATCCTTGATCTCCTTGATCTCTTGGTCTGGATCTTCTTCTAAGTCCAACTGAGACTGCATGAGATTAAGTCTAGCATAAAATACTTTCTGTTTGGCAATCAGTTCTAGTGTCTTCTCAATGTGTTCTAACTGACCATCAGGATCTAATGTCTGAAAGTTCTGTGACATCTTAAGAAGATCTGTATAACATACCTGTAGTTCATCCAACTCTTCAGCAATTACTTCTGACTTAAAGAAATCTTCTGCACTACTCATGATTGACCTCTGAAATATGCCTCATAGTATTGCTTTATTCCATTGGTAGTTACTTGTTTGCTGCACCACTCCTCGGCACATGCTTCTGCTTTTTCTCCTGTGTATCCGTAAGCGGATAGTATCTTAAGACATGATGCCTTCATAGTGGTAAGACTCCTCTGCTTGTTCGTTTTATACAATTAAGTTGTTGAGCATTAGCTTTAATCTTATCCTTCAGAGGTTTAGATATGAGTTTGTTGACTACCTCAACCTCAATATCATACTCTTCACAAACTGTCGCTACTGCTTCTATGTAGTTAATCAAACCGTTACTCTCTTGTACGGTGTGCTCAACCAAAGTGCTGAATTTACTTTGGGTCATAAAATTTTCCTCTAGTTCTTTCACACTCCGACCTCCTCTTTCACCCAGTCGGTTAACATACTCATCTTAAACTCTTTGATCCATTCACATAGAGTATCAATGTAAGGTACTTTATCATACCTTTCTTCTACCTGTGTGTCACCATTCTCTGCAACAGATAACGTTACAAGTTTAGTTACTTCGACACCAGTTCTTTCGTAGTACATGTAAGCATACGCTGCTTCCTGTACGAAATACTTTTCCAACCACTCTACCTTCTTGATAGCATTGGTTGTTTTAAAATCTATTATAGCAAGTTCGCCATCAAACTCAGCAATGCAATCAACACGACCAGCAATACCCAATTCATCAGAATAAAGAGGGGCTTCGAGAAGATGAATATTATCAATACGATCAAGGATCTCACGAGAAGACCCAAAAAGGTACGAGGGAAGACCCTCGCTCTTCTCAATTTTTTCAGGCTCATTGTTTAAATAATACTCCACTATAGTGTGATACTGGGTGCCTCGCCAAGCAGATTGTCTTCTAATCTTCTCTGCTTTCATGTACCCAATCTTTTGTTCCCACTTTTTGATACCATCTATAGATTGTTTACCAACTACAGTAGTAACTGAGGGATACCAATGACCAGATGGTGATTTGTAGAACCTCTGACCGTCAACGTTTTGGGTCTTTAATTCTGCTAAGGGTTTAGCAGACCCCACATGATTAAATGATTTCATTAAACTAAACCTGATTGGATTTTGGAGACTAGATATTCTCGAACAAGTCCGCTTCGAACGATATCTTCTATTCCAAACTCTATTATATCAAAGGATGGCATAGTTTGCAAGATCTTCATGAAGTCTAGCACACCTTGACGTTCTCCGTTCTTGAGAAGGTCACTTTGTGAATAGTCTCCTGAGAATATGATCTTACAGTCCTGTCCAACACGAGTGACAATAGAATCAAGTTCATGGAAGTTTAAGTTAGAGAACTCATCCACTATTATAATACACCTGTCAAATGTAGTACCTCTAATGAATGAGGTAGACCAGAATGATATAGTTGCTTGAGTCCTTAGGTTATCATAAAGCATCTCGAAAGATGATTCATCAGGCATCTCAAACATGTACTTCACCATGTTCTTGTATGGTATCTGATACAGATTACTCTTATCCTCATGGTCACCTGGTAAGAAACCAATCTCTCTAGTAGGTACGAGTGATCGAACCATGTAGATCTTCTCGTAAGGAGAATTTAGATCTAGTATCTGTTCGAGTGCAAGATATAAACTAATGAATGTCTTACCTGTACCTGCAGCACCATGTAGTACAAGGTTTTTACCTGCCTTGTAAGACTCAAAGACCTTCTTCTGATTGTCCGTTAAAGGCTCAATCGTCTTGAGGTGGTCAATGTTAATAGGTTTTGCTCTTCTGATTTGCTTCGATGACATAGCCGCTATCGGAGTACCACCGTTCTTTCTTTTCCTTGGCATTAAGTATACCTCGATAGGTTTGCTTTAGGGTGTGCGTTCTGTATTTTAGACATCACATCCTTAAATCCATCAGATTGTTTTGGTTTGCCATAGATGGCAGACGTACCTTGATTGCCAAAGTATCTTTCTAATTCTGGGTGCTCCTCTTTATATTTATCCAGAGCAGTCATAGACATGGATACTTCTATGATCTCACCAGTTTCTTTGTTTCTAAAATCGTAGTTGGGCATTAGTCTATCCTCAAACAAGGTTGTAGGTCATTGTAATAGTCATCATCACATTGACAATCTTCTACAGTAGGACACCACCCCATTGCTTTAGATACTGTGGGGAAGTTACAGATGAAGTGGTCACGACATAGGTTTGCTATGTCCATGTGCTCCTTCTGTGTACCGTTGGCAGTTCTTAATGTTATGTAGTGCATCCAAGAACGTGCACTTCCTGTCATGTATATTCTAGTAGGTGTTGCTAGTGGGAGAACCATTCTCGCACATTCCTTCGCAACCCCCTCACGAATAAGTTCGCTGTATAAATCAATTCCTTCAGCGAAGTACTGCGAGATCCTCCCCTGTAAGAACGCAACTTGTTTTTCATCTAGGTCATCAATAGAGTTTTGTCTGTTCTTTTCATCCTGTCTCCTTAAGTCTGGAACTTCTATGTTACTACCAAGTAGTTCGGTATTAGCATAGCGTTGTGAGAACTCTTGGAAAGTAAATGATCTATGTCTGAGAATTTGTGCACCAATAGCACGAGAAGTATTAATCTCTAGTGTCATGTGTGCTTGCTCAAAGATAGACCAATGTCCATGCTCAATACAATACTCCAACAACTTCTCAACCTTAGGGTTGTCTTGGTTGTTGGGGTTAGATACTCTTGCGATGTATCCTATAGTTTTTTCAGCGTCAGGAGTGACGGAAACGAAACAGACTTTACTCATCTAAGAATTTTAAATAAACAATACAGTGCTAAAGAATAAAGATATCCTATTGGTGGTAGTCCAAACAATGCAGGAATACATATGTTCCATGCTCCCCATACTATAAAGGGTGCGAATATTAAACCGAGAGTATTATCAACGAACTTGGAACCTAGTTCCTGATAATATTTGTCATCCTCTTTACCATCTTTAAACCCCTGTTTAAATTGATAGAAAGGACTCTTCACTTCTTCTTCCTTACTTTCTTCTTGCTGTCTCGCTCGACTTCTTGCATAGATCTCCATTGCCTCACGGGAACTCTCCCATCTGCTTGGTGCCATCCTTTTAATCCCTCCTTGTATAGATCCCAATAGTGATCAAAGATACCTACGGTACCATTATGACCTGCTATTACAATATCATGTAAAACCTTATCATCCTTTACATACTCAACGATGTAAGCACTGACAGGTAGTTCTTTGTTGTTGTCTTTTTCTAAGTTGCAATCTTGCACTAAGACCTTCATGACCTACCGCCCCAGACTATCTCTGGAAATGCTTCTTTCACACATGCTTGTGTGACCTTATATCTTTTATGTAAATTCTTATTTACTGCTTTGATTACGACCTCTGCTTCATCTTGATGCAGACCTTCTAGCAGTTGGATGAACATGGTTTCTCTCTTAATAGGAGTGAGTTTAGAACCACCCTTAAAGAAATGGAATAGTATCCTTGCTTCATGTTCTA